CTCTTTTGTACTGCGATAATAGCAGACGTATTATCTGGTCTAACGTTACCTAGTGAAGTATCGTTAATTCCTAACATTTCCTTTGTCTTCTCTATAGCCAATTCGAGAACTTGTACAATTTGACCACTCATATTCCCAGGCGCTAAGTATCCTGCTACTTTACGTATATCTTGTTCTATACCAGTACCGTATATTGGTATTGAAGCACCAATTTCATTGTTGAATTCAGGTACATAATCAGCGTTATACACTGCTTTAGGGAAAGCTGTATGCATTAAATGATACATAACCATAGCAAACATACGGTTAATGAAGATCTGGTTAGGAAGAATCGCTCCACATTGGCTAATACCATGATATGAATTCTTTCTACGTTCCCAGTTCATCCATGCAACAGGATAAGTACTCATGCCTGTGTCTTGTTCTTCATAGATGTACGTCTTTTCAGTACTCTTTGTCGCAAATACCTTTTCAACTTCTTTACCATCTACTAAAACAGTTTTCTTTTCATACATGATGATCCATTGTGCTTTACCATAGCCATCAGCATCAACTTCTATCTTTCCACTGTCACCAGCAGCATCCGTTGTGGTGTTATCCTCTTGTACGTCAGATTCAGCTTGTTTCATCTTGGACCAATACTTCTTCTCTTTTTGCAGGTTCTTAACGGTATCACGACCACTTACAATGATATAAGGTTGTGATTGAACATCTACACTGTTTGCATTACCGAAGTAAACATTCGAACCATCGACTAGTTCCATGCAAATCTCACCGTTAATATCACTTACTTGCTGACCGTTTGACAGGTTAACTACATTACCATATGGCTTCTTACTCATATCAAAATAAAAATGTGCTGCTCCATCGCCAGTATTGGCTGCATCGAACAACACATCTTTAATCTTAATATCCATTTTAAACTTCTCTAATAAATTATTAACCTGTGCAGTGGCTAGTTGACTGTCATCAAACTGATCTATTCCCTCAGTACCAGTTAACGGTTCAAAGTGAATCTTTGCTTTACTAGCAGTCAATGAAGCGACTAAGAATGTAATAACCCTACGAATGATGTTAAATACAGGCTTGGGCATATTTTCAGCATCAACATTGCGCCATTGATCCCCATTAAAGAATGCCCAATTTGCATCAACCATATCATAATAGTTTGGTTTTAATTGATTATTGTATTTCTTTCCACTCTCATAGAGTTTCCAGGCTTTTGTTTTATCTGCCATTATTCCACCTTCTTACGTGCATAAGCGATTGTTTCATCATATGCCATTAGATTATTGAAATCTCTTGCGATTACCTTTTGTTTTCTTCGTTGTTCTTCTAATTCGTGTTGTTCCTCTGTTGTTTGCTCTCTATTTGGCTTCGGCGTACTCTTTTGTCCTAAAAGATACCCTGCACCTAAGATAAGGAGCAAGCCAACAGTAGCGAATACACCACTAAAGAATAGAATCATTTACTCACCCCTTACTCTCGATAAAACTTGTTAAATCATCAATAGTTTTAAGTAAAGTTTGTTGTCCTACATCTTTTCCTAAAATATTTTCAACACGCCTTTTTAACTCATCTCTACGTTCTTTTTCAGCTTCATAAAAGCAATCACATTCTAATGATTTAAATGGGTTAAATGTTTGTAATTCATCACCACATATTTCACATTTAATAGTACGTTTGAACATTTACTCACCCTCTAACCTTGGTAATTGCTCAAATGATTTTATATCTGCTTCTATATCATCACAAAGTTTGTTAAAGCGTTTATAAATACCGTATTGGATTTCGTATTCAGCTTCAATGTTTAAAGCCTTAATAAGCCATTCTAAATAAACCATTTTCAAATCCAAATTCATAACTTTATATCCTCCATTCACCACTTTGTTATAGATTTAATTTGAGGTCTTCCACCTGTTAATTTCTTCACCATCTTCTCATGTTTCTCTTGTGGTGTTGGGTTGTCAGGGTCGCTTTCCTTATCCAACTCTGCATAATGGTATATAAAACGATTTAAAGCCTGTGACATTGCATCCACTTGGTCATCGTTCTTACCATTTGGGAATGCGCTTGCTTCATCTAAGAAAGTTGTTAACCATGATACATTAGAAGGTAAGTGCACATGACCACTCTCAATATGATCTGATACTGCGTTTACCCTCGCTACCTTACCACCTTCTGGATTAATCGGTATTACACCACTTAATTTCCTTCTTAACATACTCACGATAGCTGAACCATTCGCTTTATCCTCTACAATGATTGTTGCTCGAGTATAACGGTTCTTCATACTTTCAATCGCTTTAAGAGTTTCAGGAAAGTCCATCTTCTCTCTGATTTGGTCTAATAAGTAGATATCAGCACCAACTTTCCCCCATGATTGAATAACGACATAGTCACTATCCTCACCATCTTTAAAGGTTGCATCCACACTGATAATCGTTCTAGCAAGTGTTGGTAACTTATCATAGTACTTCCACCAATGCTTTTTAAGGATATTCCCCTCTGCTGCTGTTGGTCTACCTTGATACAGCGCATTGAATGAGCTAGGATATTTCTTTCTGTCTTCAATGAACTTATAACCGTATCTATCAGCCCATAACGGTTCACCAGGTGTTCTGCCTAGTAAATCATCTTCTTCAGCTTCTAACGGTAAGTTAATGACATTCCAGGGTAATGGCTCACCATATTCAGGATTAACCAATCTTCCTTGTAAATCATCTTCATGCCATCTAGTTAGAATGAGAATAACAATTGCACCTGGATGTAAACGAGTTGAAAAGCTATCTACCCATTCATCCCATAACTTATTACGGTATACTTCAGAGTTTGCTTCTTCCCTTGTTTTAATCGGATCATCAATAATCATTAAGTCTGCACCTTGACCAGTTACACCAGACAAAGCACCACGACTTATCATGCCACCAACTTCATTATCAAGATAGAAATCATCAACAGCAGATGAACTATTACTGATTTTAATCTCAAATAATTCTTCTCCATACTGTTCAATCTTCTCTTTGTTCTTCTTACCGAACTTCTTTGCAAAGTCTTGACCATAACTAATCTCGATGATCCTGTGTAATGGAAACTTCCCTAAATAATAACTCGGTAGTGTTTCAGTCACTGACATTGACTTACTATGTCGTGGTGGCATATTTAACGCAATGTATTGATTCTCTACAGGCTCTAACCCTTCCATCATCCGTTGTTTACGCTCAATAGCATTCTGTATCACATCACAAATAAAAAGAGTATGTTTAGCGTGTTTATAACCTACATGACTATGAACATACTCGACATACTCTGAATAATCTCGCCTTGCTAACTCTAATTTAATCGCCTTCAGACTTGGTAAGGAGTGTTTCAAGTTGTTTCAACTCCTTAACGTCTAATTTACTTAGATCATGTTTAATCTCATTCGTATTATTCGTACCACCACTATGCTCAATCTCTTGTTTATCTTTCCATCCTAATTGCTTTAATGAGAAGATAGCCATTGTCTTATCATACACACCTGTTAATGTACCTTTCTCTAATACAACTTCTTTTCTCATAGTACATCTTTTTATAGCGTGTAATAACTCTGGTTCTTTATCACCCATCTTATATAGATAATCTCTAGGTATATCATTCAAATAACAGAATTCTGCAATGATCGGAATCTCTGTATTCTCTGTATACTCATTTAATAACTTAGCAATTTCTAAATAGTCATATTCTCTTGGTCTTGCCATATCAACCACCTCATGCTAATCGCTTAATTCATTTTCTTTTACCTATTTCACTAATACCATTCATTATTATTAATAACCATAATGTTATCCAAAGAGGATGATCCCTTATAAGGTCAATCATTTTAACACCTCACATAATATTACCTCTGGCCCCACTACCTTTATTGAGGTATCGCCCACCACTCTGTTAATGTGGTCCACCTACATATAAAAAAGAAGCCCCAATCACAAGGCTTCTTTAAATGAAAAGCTATTTAGTTGTCATGGTTCAAATAACATAAGTTACATATCAACGGTAACACTACATAGGGTAACGATACATGATGAACTGTCAGGAAAATCATGTAAGGTAGAAAAAGTATTTTCCGATACTTCTCTATTTATTAGTATATTACAGATTTATATAGGATTACGTTCCCATTTGTTCCGAAATAGTTCCATATTTGTACCAATTAAATTATTTTATTAATAATCTCTGTTAGTTTCTCTTTTACCCATATCTCTACATTGTTTTTACATTCTATTTCTGTTTCACCTTTTATATATTCACCTTTAGGTAATTCAACTATTATTTTATCACCTAAAAAAATACTAGGTCTTGCGGTAAAGTCTGCCCAATATCTTGTACTTACTGATAGTACTGAGAAATCAAAATCTTGTTTTCCTCCACAATCGGAAGTCCAAATTGCATCTTCAAATTCAATACCGTTTATTTTCATTATCCATCCTCCTACATCAAACAAAATGCTTTCGCCACTAACATAATCATTTCATTCTTCTCATTAAAATAATTAGCTCGTCTAATTCTTAATGTATCCAGTATAGCATCATCAAAACGACCATTTAAGTACTTTTCATCCCATATTGTCTTTTGTATGTCATTCAAGCTATTGTATATAATATCTAACTTCGCCTTAATCACTTCATTCTTCGCTACTTCTTCTCTTATATACTCCTGTTTCAAGTACATTGATTCAATTGTATTACTTACACCTGTTGATGATCCTTCTTTAAGCTCATACGTAGGAGTCAGCTTCACTTCTGGTAATTCCATCTGCAATGTTTGAATTAACGCATTTACTTTACGATATGAGCTAATAATCTTTTCTGCTTTACGTCTAATCAGTGGTGTAAGTTTAAATTCTTCATATACTAGTTGTTCCATTTATACCCCTCCTTGATTTAAATCCTTCATATCCTTCAATTGTATCTTCAAGATGTTTATATACTCCGTTGTACTTGTATAAGCGTTTTTCCACCTCATACAATTAGCTTCTGCAACTGCTTCTTCTCGTCTGAACTCACTAGCAGCCATTTCTGCTTTCATCTCACGTTCTTTACTTGTGCCATTCGGATCTAAACTATATACAGTAGCAACTGTTTCTTTCCGTTTACTCTCTGCTAATTTCCATTCTTTCAAACTTGAAG